ACTTGACGGGTCCTTTGTTATCGGTGCAGCTTTGACTCTCGAAGATGTTATCAAACTATATTCGAAGAGCTCGCAGTTGCTTGCTGTTTCTCCTAAGAATCCTGGAGATCATATTGAGGCCATGTCCAGCACAGATCTTCTAGCTATATTTGATACTCTGAGTCTACAGGATCAGGTAGAATTGATGGTGGCAGCATGAGAAGTAAAAATAAAGATCAAAGTCGTTATATTCTGCTAAGAGGTATTATTAATGCATCCGCCGCTGCTGATCAAACAGGTTGTTTTGATGATGGCACACCTTGGCGTTGCGTACATGTTTCTCTGGGTCAGTACGATATTTTCTTCGATTCTAGATTGATGCCATTGAACGGTTTTATCGGTGAAATTGAGCAAGCGCGTCAGTATTTCTGGCTTACAGCAACATCTCCTGGGTTTGCTCACGTTCGGTGTATGCTTCATGATGGTACACAAACGGATGCAGCTTTCGACTTTAATCTCAATTGTGTAGATACGCGCGTATAAAGGAACTCCGATGAGACTTGAACTCTCCGGAAGTCTACTCAATGTCGATCCAATTATTGTCAAGTTCAATGAAGATGGGGACTTCGATGCCCTGGCTTACAAGGACTTGGGTTATACACACTTCGATGTAATCTGTATTGGTGCCGGAGGAGGACGAGGTGGAGGCATTGATACAGCCAATACAGGAACTTCAGTTGTAAACTATGGTGGTGAAGGTGGGGGTGGAGGATTCTGCCGAGCTCGAGGTTTGCTTGAAGCTCTACCCGACACATGCCCTGTAGTTATTGGTGCTCCTGGAGCTCCTGGAGCTTCACATAGTAGTAGCGTTGGACTTGTCACTGATGGTGGGGATGGTGGACTATCGTCCTTTAATGCCGGTACCTGTCAATCCTCAGGAGGTAAGGGCGGTAAGGCCGTCCAGTCCAATTCTACGACTGTTGGTACTGTCGCAAACGGAGGCGACGGAGGCCTAGGTAATCGCACTACTCCTGGTGGAGGAGCTGCAGGTGGACAAGCTGGTATTCCCACAGACACGGGCCCCGGTACTCCTGGTACAGATGGTGGCGACGGTAATCTAGAAAATGATGTTGGTGCTGGCGGTGGAGGCGGTGCAGGAGGAGTTGGTAAATATGGCTCCGGCGGAACTACCTGTGTAGCAGCTACTGCTGGTGGACGTGGCGCATACAATCCTAATGACGTCGCTGTCTATGGTCCAGGAGGCGATCCTAGCGAGGATGGCGGTAGTGGATCAGACGATGTTGTTCCAGGAGTGGCAAGTGGCGCCAAAGCATCTCCTCTGAACGGACTTCCTACCGTTTACGGCCAGTCTGGTATGCCTGGTACTGTGATTATTCGTCTATCAAGGCAGTAATATGGATTTGGTTACGTTTACAGAGAAAGGATCGTTTAGAAATACAGAACGATATTTATCTAGATTGTCAAGTGGTGATCTATCTGCCATCTTAAACAAGTATGGTACGTTGGGTGTAAGTGCGTTATCGAATGCTACGCCCAGAGACTCCGGCCTAACTGCTGAGTCTTGGTATTACACAATCATATCAAAACCAGGATATTACTCGATTCGTTGGCACAATCGTCACGTCGAAGATGGTGTGCCAATTGCAGTAATACTTCAGTATGGTCATGGCACCGGTACAGGCGGTTATGTACAGGGTCGAGACTATATTATGCCTGCAATTCAGCCTCTTTTCGATAAAATAGCAGCCGATGCGTGGAGGGAGGTGACCAGGGTCTAATGCCGACCATTGACGACAAAGTCGTCGCGATGAGTTTCGAGTCATCAAAATTTGAATCAGGTATTGCAAAAAGTATTAGCGCAATCGACAAGTTGAAGGCAGCGCTAACGTTTAGTAGTGCTGGTAAAGGCTTGAACGATATTAACAAGGCGGCAGAGAATAATCAACTTGGTCTCATCGGTAGAGCTATCGACTCTATCCTCCCTAAGCTCGAGACGCTGAGACTTGTAGCTATTGGTGTTCTATCTCAGATAGCTACCAAAGCCGTATTTGCTGGTGCGGAGTTAGTAAGATCATTCAGCTTCGACCCAATTACTGGGGGCCTTCAAGAGTTCGCAACTAATATGAACTCTATTCAGACGATTCTGGCCAACACTCAGACGGCAGGAACCGATCTCGAAGATGTAAGTAAGGCACTTCAGGTTCTGAATGATTATTCGGATAGAACTATTTATAATTTCGCACAGATGGCTCGAAACATCGGTACCTTCACGGCTGCTGGTGTTGAGCTCGATGTAGCGACTGGAGCAATCAAGGGTATTGCCAACCTGGCAGCTCTTTCTGGTTCCAGCGCTGAGCAGGCTTCTACCGCTATGTACCAGCTGTCTCAGGCAATTGCAGCTGGTCGCGTCAGCTTGATGGACTGGAACTCAGTTGTCAACGCTGGTATGGGTGGTACGGTCTTCCAGAGAGCTCTGGCTAACACGGCTGTACAAATGGGAACGTTGAAGGAGAATGCGGTCGACTTGGTCGGCCCTATGAAGAACGTCTCCATCAATGGTGAAGCGTTCCGACAGTCTCTCTCGGCTACTGATGGTGAGTCTTGGCTCACCTCTAAGGTCCTTACAGCAACGCTCGAACAGTTTACGGGCGATTTATCAAAGGCTGAGCTTGCAGCCCAAGGCTTTAACAAGGCCCAGATCAAAGCCATTATGCAGACGGCCAAGACTGCGCAGGAAGCGGCAACTGAGGTTAAGACGCTTCAGGGTGTCATGCAAACCGCGCAGGAAACGGCAGTCTCCGGCTGGGCTCAAACTTGGACCGTGGTCTTTGGTGATTTCAATGAAGCCAAAGAACTATTCACCGGAATCTCCGAAGCCATTAACGGATTCATCAAGACGTCGGCTCAGGCCCGAAACAAGGTACTGTCCGATTGGAAACAGCTAGGCGGACGTACTCAGCTGATTGAATCGTTTAAAAATGTCTTTGAGGCACTAGCTGCCGTCATTGCTCCAATCAAAGAAGCGTTCCGAGAGATCTTCCCAGCAAAGACAGGGCAAGATCTTTTCCGCTTTACCTCGAATCTTCTGAGATTCACCGAGTCTCTCAAGCCAACTCCAGAAACAGTGGAGCTACTTAAACGTACGTTTAAGGGATTCTTTGCTGTTCTCGACATCGGTAAGCAGATCCTTGGTGGAATTGCCGATGTCTTTGGTCGAGTATTCGGTGAGATCTTTCAGGGTACAGGTGGATTCCTTGAATTCACAGCAGGTGTTGGAGATTTCCTAGTCAAAGTAAACGAAGCTCTGAGAGAAGGCGACGAACTCGAGAGGTTCTTCAGTAATCTCGGAGATGTTCTGGTAGCACCAATCAAAATGTTAGGGATTCTTAAAGATCTCCTTACTGAAGCATTTTCCGGAATTGGCTCCGGGGGATTTGCCGAAGGTATGGGAGGAATTGACGGCGTTCTAAAAAGAATCAACGATCTCTGGGATAAGTTCCTAGATCGTATTGGTGGAGCTAAGAACATCCTTCAGCCTGTAGTAGAGACGTACGTCAATTCTCTGGGTGAAGTTGGAGATGCTCTTCTTCAAGCTATCGAGGACATGGACTTCGATGCCATGGTCAAGGTCATTCAAGTAGGCCTTCTTGGTGGTATCGTAGTCATGTTCAAGAGATTCCTTGGAAAGGGTACTGGGGTCGAGCAGTTAACTCAGAGCTTTACGGGAATAGGCAAGGGAATCTTCGGAGATGTCAGTCAGAGCATTCGTGCTTTGACGGGTGCGTTAGTAGCTATGCAGCAGGCTATTAAAGCGCAGGCTCTATTGGATGTTGCTATTGCCGTTGCTCTTTTATCTGCTTCGATCGTTGCGCTTTCATTGATCGATCCGGCAAAGCTTCAGAACTCGATGACTGCAATCACTGTTGCGTTCGGTCAGCTTGTTGGAGCTATGGCTCTTCTGACGATTGTTACAAAAGCCGGTGGATTTATCAAGATCCCCTTCATTGCTGGATCGATGATTCTATTGGCTGGAGCGATCTTAGTTCTTTCCGCTTCTGTAGCAGTCTTTAGCATGTTTAGCTGGGATGAATTGCTTAAGGGTCTTGCTGGAGTCGGTCTAGCTCTTGCCATCATCTCAGCAGCTGCTATTCCTCTATCGGCGAATGCTGCAGGAATGACTCGAGCAGGAATTGGGATCACGGCTATCGCTACAGGATTGCTTATTCTATCCCTCGCGGTCAAGTCCTTCTCCGACATGGAGTGGGGCGAGATGGCTAAGGGTCTCATTGGGATCGGCGTTGGCCTGGGTATTCTTGTCGGTGCGACAATGCTAGTGCCTCGAGGTGGTATGGTAGGAATCGGTCTCGGTTTGATTCTTGTCGCCACTTCTCTCAAGATCTTGGCGAATGTTATTGCTGAGTTTGGCGCCATGGATTGGAAGACAATGGGTATGGGTCTGGGAGCAATTGCTGTTTCCCTTCTCATCATTGCCGGTGCTATGAAGATCATGCCTAAGAGCACGCCGTTTATCGCGGCCGGTCTCGTACTAGTTGCAGCGGCATTACTAGGAATTGTCTTCGCCGTCAAGACAATGGCGGCCATGTCTCTGGAAGAAATAGGTAAGGGACTAGGCACTCTTGGTGGCGCTCTAGGCATTCTAGCTCTTGGTTTGAATCTCATGTCAGGAGCAATTCCTGGGGCTATCGCACTGGGAATAGCCGCTGTCGCTCTAACTTTGCTTATCCCGCCACTAGTAACTCTGGGTAGTTTGTCTTGGAAGACCATTGTTACTGGTTTAGTGGCATTAGCAGGGGCTTTTGCAGTAATCGGGGTAGCTGGATCACTTATTACACCAGCAATTCCGGGGCTTCTAGCTTTAGGTGCAGCTATATTCTTGATCGGCGCTGGTCTAGCTTTGATGGGTGTCGGTATTACAGGTATTGCTGCAGGTATTGCTGCTCTGGTTGTGGCGGTTCCAGCAGGTCTCGGAACCGTACTAGAAGCAATGACCGATTTCTCAAGAGCTATGGTTGAGAATGCAAAGCTATTTATCTTGGGATTGTTGGAAATTGTAAAGGCG